TCCTGAAGAACCTGATGTTCTTGACGTTGATTATGATCTGAAAAAACAGGAGTTCGAAGATCTAAAGCTCAAAAAAGAGGTCGCTCTTGCAGAGGGTCGCGTTTATGAGAAAATCAAGGCACAGGCAGCGCAAACAGAATTCAATGCCAAAGTTGCAGCCGACGCAGATGGATTTAAAGCCAGAGCGTCAAAGCTTGGTTTCTCCGATGCTGAGATTCTTAACATTGATGACAAACTCGGTGCGGCAGGCGTAGGGCAGGAGGTTGCAAATTACGTTGTTAACAGACCTGCCGGAGCATTGATCGCTGATTATCTCGTTAAAAACCCGTCAGAAGTTGAAAAGATAAAACAAATGTCTGTTGTTGATCGAATCTTGTACCTCGATAAAGACATAAAGGCAAAAGCGAAAGGTAAAACAATAAAAAAACCAGCGAACACGACGACCGGAGACAAACCGTCAGCCCCATCAGATAGGGGAGGCGGGAAGGTGTCGCGTAACGCTAAATTCTCATAGGAGATTTAAAAAATGGCTAATTCGTTAACCTCCAATTTAGTACGGAATGTTGCAAAAGAATTTACTGAAGGTTTTGAATCACAGATAGTGATGGCAAAGACATTGAACACAGAAATTATAAAAGGATATCCTAATCCAGGTTCCGGTGAGACGGTTAAAGTTCGTAGATACCACCAGTACCGTAATGTCCCGACTTCTGACGGCGATATTACCAATGAAACATGGAACTCAATTCTGTCTGGTTATGCGCCTGCTACTGTTCAGAACTGGATAACAGTTCCTCTCACATTCAACAGCATGGAAGAAGCGACGCAGCTTGACTCCATGAAAAAGATTGTTGCGCCTGCGGTAACCAGAGTTGTGACAAGCCTTGAACTTGTTGTTGCAGATTTCTTGCTGAAAAACATGGGGCTATCTTATGGTAATCCTGGCACTCTGATTTCTAAATGGTCTGACATTGCCGGTTGTGATTCATTCATGGATGAGTTGGGGATTCCAGCAACAGAACGTTTTTATGTTCACAATGCTTTCGTTAAACAGCTTATTGCTGATTCTCAGTCTGGATTAACATCTCCTGGACTCGTTAATACCGCATGGGAAAAAGCAATGACATCTAAACGGGTTGGTGGAATGCAGATGCTACCATCAAGCGCACTGAAAACCAGAACAAATGGCGCATGTGCTGACAGAGTTGGTGCCGTATCTTCTGCACCTGACGCAACTTATGCGACTGCAAAAGACACCATGACTCAGACCCTTGCACTTTCAGGGCTGACTACACTTGGTATTGTCGAAGAAGGTGAGATTCTTGAATATTCAACCGTATATCAAACCAACCCTGACACTGGCGAGGTTATTTACGGTGTTGATGGTGAGCCTCTGAAATTCAGACAGACTGTAACAGCCGGAACAACAGCATCAGGCGGCGCATTAAGCCTGACAGTGACACCTGCCGGTCTGTATGAAACAAACGGCCAGTACAACAACATCAGCAAAGCAATTCCACAGTCTGAAGTTGTAACTATTCTTGGAGCAACCGGAGCAACATCAAAACCGGCATTGTTTTACACAAAAGACGTTGCGACTCTTGCAACTGTAGATCTTCCTAAACTGTTTTCAACTGATACCAAAATTGAAACAGAATCCGGTTTTTCTATGAGAGTTTCTTTATATTCTGATGGTGATGCAAGTGTCCAGAAAATGAGAGTCGACCTTGTACCTGTACTCGGAATCCTGAACCCATTACTTGGCGGTCAGTCTTTCGGTGTGGCTACTTAATAAAACTTAAAAAATACTGGCCGCCCATTAAATGGCGGTCGGTATTCTTAAATTAAACTGGAGAAATATGAAATCTATTAATTCAGCAAGTGCGAAAGCGAAAAAAGAACAACCGATAATACGAGAAGCACTGTACATGAAAGATGCTAAAATGCTTGTCGAAAGAAAGAATCTAAGTGTTTTTCTCAAACTTGGAGCAGATACAGAAATCGAGGACGAGAAAAAGTTTACACAGGCAAAAGGCTTAACCCTGATGTATTTCAAGTCTGATAAATCTGTTGTAACAGCCCTATGTGATACTGGAAAGCTTGCTATCTTTAAAAAAGCCGGTGGATCTGAAACAAAGCCGGCAGCAAAAAAAGAAGATAAATAATGACTACCGCCCGTGAAGTTATCGAGGACGCATTGAGGATATGTTTCGGAACCGGAGACGAGGAGCCGATTGAACCGGCCGACTCTCAACGTGCCATACGTGTCCTCAATGATATGATGGCAGCGTTTGAGGAATCAGAGGAGATTGATCTTGGTTACACAGTCGTGACAGGCTTGACCGATGTCCTGACAACAGATGCCGGAGCAACCAGAGGCATGAAATCAATGCTCGGTCTTGAATTATGGCCTTATTATTCGCGTCAAGATCCTCCATCACTGATAGCAGGACGGGCAAGGTCAGGTAAACGGGATCTGTTGAATCTCGGTCTTGAAATTGAGGACGCAGAGTTTCCAGACAGCTTACCACTTGGGTCGGGGAATACTGGAATGAATAGATATTGTGGTGATACTTTTTTCCCACTAAATGAAGAAGATGACGACTAAATGACACTCAAACTTCAAATAGCCAACGGCTTTTACGAATCCAATTCATTACCACTCGCAAATCAGGAGTGCGTGAACATGTATCCGAATTTGCCTCAAACTCAAGGTGCGTTAAATGCTGAGAGTTTATTTCAAAGCCCTGGAATATCTGAATTTGTGTCTGGTGAAATAGTAGGGGATTCAAGCAGGGGGTCAGCCGAAATGGATGGTCTCGGTTATTTTGTAGCCGGAACCACTCTTTACAGGTTGAACTCTGATGGATCAAAAACATCATTGGGAGCCATAGAGGGGACTGGTCTTGTGTGGATGCCTGATAATGGCACTCAGTTAATGATACTTGTCCCTGGAATAATTGGTTACATTTATACCGTGGCGGCTGGGCTTGCTGAAATAACAGATGCAGATTTTTTTGCAAATGGGAACCCACAAACTACTGTTTTTATCGACAGTTATTTTATGTGTTCGACTGATACAAAAAAATACATCATATCTGCAAACAACGACGGCACAGCATGGAACGCTCTTGATTTTGGTACGGCTGAATCTGACCCTGACGTTATTGTCGCTATAGCGGTTTCAGGGAATCAGGCCTATATCCTAGGCAGCACAACAACCGAGGGTGTGCAGAATATAGGCTCGACCATTACTTCATTATTCCCTTTCCGAAGGTCAGGATTATTCCTTGACAAAGGATGTTCTGCACCTTTCAGCGTCGTAAACTCAAGCGGATCATTTTTCATGGTTGGCAAGGGCGCAAAAGAAAGCCCGGCAATATGGCAATTCACAGGAAACAATTATCAGAAGATTTCCAGCACTGCAATTGATACGTATATTTCCAGCCTCCCTCAAGCAGAAGTTGAGGTCGCGTTTGCAATGGCATACGCAATTGACGGCGCCTATTTTATTGCTTTCTCATTCCCTGAGACAACTTTTGAATATAATCTTGTTACAAAAAAATGGCATGAGCGGAAAAGTATTGTTGAGGAGAACGAGCAGCGGTGGCGAGTCAATACAATTCTAACATCTTATGGTAAAACATTTGCCGGAGATAGCTTCGACGACAGAATTGGTGTGTTAGATCCAAATATATATTCAGAATATGACAATGATATTATAAAAATTTTCACATGTCAGGTTTTTGATGATGGGGGTATACCTTTTTCTCTGTCCAGAATTGAACTGACCATTGAATCTGGTACTGGAACTCTTGATATTTTGGGTGACGACATAGAGCGAACCCTTGTTGTGGAGTCAGGAACCGCCGCAATCGATGGGGACGATATATCTTTTACAGACGATGCTGGCGTGACCGTTGTTAAGGAGGAGGATTATTTTGAAGTTGGTCAACTTTACGAGATCAACTGTACTGTTACAAATTATTCCGAATCAATCCCAGGCACAAGCTCTATATTTTTGCCTTATTCGGGGACAGGTATAAGCGGAGCGGATTATGACATTACGGCAGATGGAACATACCAATACGATCATGAGGCATCAGGCGTAAAACTTCAAATAACTTCCCTCCTCGCCGAGGGTGATGTGACTATAAATTATATAAAGCCTAAAACAATCGGCATTGAAGACCCTGAATGCTCAATGTCGGTAAGCAGGGACGGGAAAACATTTGACTTTGAAAGAGCAAGGTCAATGGGTAAAGAAGGCGAATTCGATAAGCGTCAAATATGGCGCGGATTAGGAAATTTCAAAAGGTTTGGCATACTGCGTTTTAGATTTAGCGAAAGTGTAAAAACTGTAATAATCAAACTTGAGGTCGAATAGTGGCTTTACCGATACCATTTCTTGAAAAAGCTGTTCCGATTGTCAGCGAAAACGGTTCGATGTATGATTTGTTTATTTATTTCCTGAACGTTATTAGGGATATTTTAAATGATATCGGTGAAAACGTAATAGAGGGAACTGTCGAGCTTGCAGACGACGAAGAAATCTCACTGGTTTCAGGTGTAGCCGGTTACGGTCATTGCATGATCGGTGATAATCAGGAATGGACTCAGTTTAGATTCACGAGCGCCGGAGTTGTTACCCTCCTAAATGAGACGGGGAACGTGGTCAACACGGACACAGACGCAAAATTATGTATATACGATGCGGGAGCAAACGTTAATATAAAAAACAGGCTGGCTGGGACTTTGAACTTAAGATATTCGGTTAAATATAACCCTGTATAGGTGGTGTAATGATAAAACAAAAAATATACAATGATGTTGAAATCGGTTCTTTGTCTGGTTTTGGGATAGGCCCATTGGAAATGTCTGCGCCGATCTATACAAAATATAATAACTTTTGGCCTGCTCTTATTGCAACTCTTGGTACTGCATATAGCGTAACCCAATCAAAAAAAGCAGCTGACGAAGTAGCTGACGGCATAGAAAACGCAGCAGGAATATCCGAAGCGGCAGCACAGCAAGCCAGAAACGATATATTTTCGACATTTGGCCCTGCATATGAAGC